GTCCATACCCTTTTCAGGGCCATAGCTATCTCCCGTCATTCTCGGTGGGGTCATCGGCACGCTGCGCCTGATTGTAGAGTCGGTCCAGACGCCAGCCCCGCGGCTTCGGACCGGGCTTCGTCCAGCCCCAGGGCTCGCCCTGCTCTTCTACTGGCGGTTCCGGATACGGCTCGACCTCCTCCAGCTCGACCTCATCATCGGCCAGCTCGTCAGTCGTGAAGGTCTCGCCTGCCCGCACTAGCCTGCGCTTGCGGATTGCGTCCCTGATAGGACGTCTCGGTTCGTTCACGATATCACCTCCGCGTTCTAGTATACGCCTGTCTTCTGTCAGGATATTGTCCATGGTTGCCATCATGCGCCTGCCAGCATTAAGATTCTTGATTGCCACGATCGTGTTGAATATGGCAGCACAGAATGCGGCGATTATCGCAATGAAATCGAGCATAGCCCAGTGCAGAGCTTCGACAAGAGGTCCGGCTGCCGTATTCATATCCTCTAATCCATTGGCAGGTCTAGCGTCCAGGTAGCTGCTCCGACATCGGCATTCTGCACCGAGACGAACTGTATTGCTCCAGTACCACCGAAGAACAGCCGCGGCAGCCCGCTATTGGAAGCCGTGTTCAGAACAGCATTGCCGAGGTTGGCGTAGATGCGCGGATTGTTGCTCGGAATGGACGGCCACCATGGCTGAGGAAGATTGGTAAAGCTCCAGGTCTGCCCTTGCGGATTTGACCACTGAAGGTTGAAATCCACCTTGAGAATATTCCAGGCTACGATCTTGTATCGCGCCGAGCCGGTAAGCCCGGTAGGAGAGCTGGGAATAACAAGTGAATGCCAGCTATCGATCGCTATCTGGCGTTCGTCGCTAAGCCCGGTAAGCGCGCCCGAGGAGGCAGAGGTCCACGAGCAGATCGGGATCTGAAAGATGCCGGTAGGCGTCTGGACCAGCGGCGGCTCAACTGGCGAGCCGCCAGGCGTGCCCGTTACCACTAGCGGCTGAATGACGGTAGGGCTTGTCGTAGCACCGCGGTTGAATTGCAGCACCAGCCTGTCGATCCTGTTCTGCGCCGAAGCTACGGGGATCGGCGTGGACACTGCCGCGTCGCAGCGCCATAGCTGGCCCTTGATCAGAGCATTGCCAGGCTGGATAACGGCATTGCGTCCGCCGGTATCCAGGCTCGGCGTCATCTGCCCTATTGACTGCGTAGCATCAATGCCGTCGCTGATTCCGGCTGCGCTGAATACGGCTTCCCAGTCTGATGTCTGGGAAAGCTGCGTGTAAGGACTAGGGCGCGCATCGTAGGTTGCCATTACTTTGTCGCCAGCTTCTTCTCTAGGAGACGGATTCTCTGTGTCAGTTGCCCGATGATGGATTGCGTGGTAGCCGTGGCATTAGACGACCAGCCGATGGAAGGCACGACAGATAGCTCAGGGCTCTGAGACGGGTCGGCGGTAAGCGTGACGCCGGTAACGACATCGCTGTAGGTAGCACCTGGCCGCACTTCAATCGTCACTATGTCGCCTAGATAGTAGTCACGGCCGAACGTGAGGAAAGGTATGTCCGCGACGGTAGCTGCCATATTCGGTCCGGCTGCCCCGCTGGCAACTGCCGACTGCGCAGTGGTAGCCAGATTATTCGTGTCGGTCTCGGATGAGGAATCAATGAACTGCTCTACCACATTCCATGTCGTCTTGCCAGTCGCCGAGCGACTGATGAAGTTAGTGCCGCTGCCCTGCACCAGTGCGTCCGTGCACGTCGGGTCGGTCAGGCTGAAATTAATAGCGGTCAGATTGCCGAGCGACTCGCTGAACCAGGCTTTACCGGAAAGGTTGCGCGGAATATAAACGTCAAAGGTAAGCGAATGCGTCGAAGGACTGCGGGTTATCTGCACGCCCATTGACGAACCAGACTGCGCTATGAGCGCACGAATGACATCCAGGAGATTGATGTCTACGCCAGTTCCGAACTTGACCGTATAGCTCACATTGCTGCCGCGCGCCGAGCTGGCTGCTACAGTAAGAAAGCTGTTCTTGCGCGCGGCAAGCGCCGACGCGCCGATGTTGTTATTGACGTAATGCTTGATTGCCGACTCAAGCGGCTGTGCCGATTGCGCATCGGAAGAAGAAGCTGTCTGTGCCGACCATGCCGAGGCAGGTGCCGGATAGCAGATTCGGTTGGCTATGAGGCCAAGCCAGTCAGCACCCGAGAGGACAATGAAAGGACCGTTCTGCGCGCCAGCGCCAGCCGCACCAGGAATTGAATCTTGGTAGCCAGGCTGCTCGCACTTGCCGCCGAAGTTGAACAATCCGCGCCAGTTGACATTAACGAATATGTCGCCAGCCTGAATCAAATTCCATAGCGCATCCGTGTACGGAGTAAGGACAGACCACGATCCGACGGCATTGTAATAAAGCTGAGCCGTCATTGTGACGAACTGCACTGGTCCCTGCGATACCAGATTATGGTCTAGTATCTCGACCCAGACCTGCTCCAGCGAGCCAGCCGACGGCGGATTGTAAAGCACGCCAGGCACGAGCGTGCCCGACGCCGCCGAAGCCGCGGCAGCGCGTGCATCAACGCCGAGAATGGCCATCAGGCACGACTCCAGCGATTAACCCATTGCACCTGAACCGATGAGGAAGAGCTGGAACCGGCCATTACCAGACTGACCTGATTTGTTCCTCCAACTAGCGGCCACAAGTCACGCAGTGAACTGAGCACCAGTTGATCCCAGATATTGGTCTGCGTCGTCAGATTGACAACTGCCTGGCTGCCTGGCTTAGTGGTAACCTGCACGACATTACCCGATGGAATAGACGTGTTCAGCGAGAACTGTCGACCAGTGGTCAGGTTCTTGAAAGTAGGCGTACCGGGACCGGTTATCGTCCATGTCGGAAAAGCCAGCGCGGTTCCGTTGTTGACGAGAAGCGAATTGCCGAGGAGCTGGCCGCTGAAGGTAATGGGCAGGAGCGGCAGAATGCCGACGGCCGGATTGTTGGAATAGGAAACAGTCTGCGGAGTGAGGTCATACCAGTACGGATCCGGGGCTTGCAGCGTAAGCGAATAGAGCGTGTTATGAATGCCGACCTCTGGCGTATTCAGCCCCGAGGTGCAGAAGACGGTAAGCTGCCGCGTCAGGCCATTCGGCCGCTGCACCTGAAGATAGCCCGCGGCAGGCAATTCGTTTCGTCGATTAGTGAACGCGCGCACTATTGAATCAAGGTTCGCGTAATAGTCGTCCTCGTTATAGCTGCCGTCCGGCCAGCCCACCAGCAATCCGATGGCGATAGAGCCAGGCTGAGGAATGTAAATGTTAGGGACTGCCGTGCCATCCAGCAGAGGAATCGTCTGGAGCATTACCGGCAATCCCTCGATACCGGCAATGGCCGCGCACACTATTCCCGCAGAGAAGGAAAGGTCGGAAAGGCTCCAGTTATTACCATCAGGATCAATGTAATTGATGTTGAGCGGATTAGGCGCTGGCATAGACATCAGCTTCTCCTCCCTTGCCTGTTGAGGTGTCCCTGCGTCAGCGACATAGCCTGGAATGCCGTCTGAACGTGCTGCTCGATGGCTGCGCCGGTAAGCCCGTCAAAGTGCGCGTGATAGGCTACGCCATCACTGCCTCGGGTCACCTTGCTGAACTGGTCCTGCGTGAGTATTATCTCTGGACGCCCTGTTCTGTTCACGGCCAGCGTGATGCCAGGTGGCAGCAGACCGCCAGCGTCGTAGCCGTGGCCGCTGCCCATGCCCATTCCGCCGCGCATCAGCGTCGGCCCGTAGGTCGCTCGAGCGTAATTGATCGCGGCCGCTATATTGGCCAGCGGATCATATATGTTCGTGCTAGTGCCTGGCACGTGGTAAGCCGCGAACGTGCTGCCGATTACCTGAAGCAGCCCGCGGGATGGGTCGCCCATCTGAGCATTTATGTCGGTCAGATTAATGGCATTCGGATTGCCGCCAGATTCGGTCTGCATCTGATACAGCACCTGAGAGGTAAGCGACAGCGGCATTCCGAGCATTGCCAGAGCCTGCGCGACAAGCCCTGCCCAGCGCTGCACTCCGCCGCCAGTTCCGCCGCCGAACAGGTGCGCGAAGAATCCGCCTATCTTTCCGGCTACGCTGCCGAGAGCAGATAGCGCCTTCGCGGGCAGCTTAGCCACGTCAATGAGTGACTTGCCGATGAACGAGCCCAGTGCCTGAGGCCAGCCTCCGAATGCCTTGCCGATGAATCCGCCTATATCGTGCGCCGAGGCGAATATGCCGTGCAGCATTCCGGCGACGATGTTCTTGCCGACAGGAATCATGGCCGAGGCGGGCGAGGCAATTCCGAAATGCGACTTGACCCAGTGCAGTACCGGCTGCACGATATTATTGTTGACCCAGTTGCCTATGTCCGCCATTCCGTTCTTCATGCCGTTCATGAGACCCTGGATTACGGCGACGCCTGCATTCTCTAGCCAGTTGATCGCATCGTGGAACCAGTTGACGATATTGGTCTTCAAGCGCACGAAGACATTGAATACATCCTGCGCGCCGCGCGTCGCACGGCCGACCGTGTTATTCCACACGGTATCCCATACCTGAGCAGAAGTATTCTGTACGTTATGGAGCCAGTTGATAACGTCAGTACGGAGCCGATTGTAGATTCCGACAACATCGTGCCAGCCCCGCTCGGCACGGCCGACAGTGTTATTCCATACCATATCCCAGTAGTGCTCGATGTTATGGCCCAGATCAGTGAAGATAAGGATTACGTTTTCCTTCATCTTGGTGAAGTTGCGCGTCACCAGATCCACCGCGGTGATGACCGGGATAGCGACCCACTTGACCACCTGCCAGTGCGCTTCAATCCAGTTGGCTGCGTAGGTAAGCCCCTCGATCATGCGCACAGCGAAGATAACTACCTGGAACATGAAGTTAAGGAAGTCTGCGAATCCCTTAGGATTAGCTGAGATAGCTTTCGCCATCCCGGAAATGGCCTGCGCGAGCGACGCGGCAATTCCAGGTATATCCGGCGTGAAAGCCTGGAGAATGTTGACAAAGGAAGTAGACACATCCTTGATGGCCTGGACTACCGCTGGCGAGGTAAGCTGATTTATGATCGTGGTGACGAAAACATCAAGCGGACCGCGTATCACCTCGGACACCGTCTTGAAGAGCGGCGTCAGTTGCTTGAATACGTGACTGATGGTATTGGCAATGTCAATCAATACGGGCTGGAATGCGACGCCTACCTGCGACAGATCACCGATTATGTTGTTCTTCATGTCGGTGAAGGATTTACGAACGGCTTGCTGCCCTGCCGTGATCCTGGTCGGATCAACGGCTTGCTTCTGCAAAGTATTCAGCTTCGCCTGATTAGTGGCTAGCTGCGCTTCGGCGGTAGCAAGCTGCACCGCGGTCGTCTTGCCGCTGGCGCGCAGCTTATTGAGATTAGCCTGAGACGCGGCTACGGCTGCACTGGCCGCTCCCATCTGCTGTGTGCTAGGTGCTGCCGTAGTGCCGAGACCGAACGCGCCCAGAATACCGGGAGCGGCCACTGCCGCTCCTAGACCTCCGGTAAGAAGCCCTCCGGCAGCCTGCCCGAGGAACGGCAGTGCCGCGGCACCAGCGGCAATTCCGCCGACGAGCACGTAAGGATTGCTGAAAGCCCCTCCGCCAGCCGATGCACCTTGCCCCGCTGCACCAGTGGCAGCACTGCCTCCGCCGCCGAACAGACCGCCGATCAGCGGCAGGTTTGATAGGATTCCTCCGCCTCCGCCTCCGGCACTGGCCGCGTCACGCTTCAGCAGGTCAAGCTGCGCGCGTGCCTCCGCGGTATTGAAACGCAGCGGAATGTCCTTGGATTTGCGCGCCAGCTTATCCAGGTCAGCAGTGACAATGGCAATGTCCTTCAATGCCTTGTCTGGGTTAATCAGCCCTTGCTCGTGTATCGCCTCTATTCTTTTCCGTATCTCGTCTAGCTTTCGGTCAACAGGACCAGAGTCACCATCCAGCGTTGCCTTCGGAAGTGCCTTGAGAGCGGCATCCAATCGCTTGCGGAATGTGTCCCCGAATGCTCCGCCAGATTGGCTGCCTGCCTGCCCCATCTGCTCGGCGATCTTCTTGCCCATCTTGTCGCCGTAATCACGACCGATGCGATCTGCCGAGGGAGCGAGCTGGCGCGATAGGTTTGCCTCCCAGCCGCGCGCGTCGGGCACGACGCCGACGGCTACCGAGCCTACGAAGATGTCAGCCACGGCGAATCATCACTCCGTCCAGGAATGCCTGCGCTTCCTCGGGGCTCATGCCGCGCAGTCGCGGATCGAGCGCGATGGCAGCCTCGAGGGGCAGACCGCGACGCTTGCGGCTGCGCACGCCTGGCCGCGGTATCGGCTGAGGCTTAGGCAGCGTGCTATCGCTGTGCGCCTGCGCGTACAGCCAGCTATTGATGCGCACCTCGTCTATCAGGCTGGCCAGCATTGCCTCTACCGTGCTCCATGGCGCGCGAACAGGGTCTCCGGCCAGTTCCTCCGGACGACCCTCGGGCATCGCGTTCCGTATAGCCGTGTTCAAAGCGCTCTCCGGTGGCAGCCGTTCCAGCAGAACTAGAAGCTTGCGCCAGCCCAGCTTTCCGCGGAAATGATCCAGATAATCAATTCCGTAGTATCGCTGGAGGTCTGCTTCTATCTCCTCTTGGAACGATTCCGTGAGCCAGAGGGCCCTCTCGATTTTCCCTGGTTCAGCCGTGCCTGCCTGCCGCACTCTGCGAAGACAGCCTCGATCTGGTAATTCTGCAGATCGGCTCCGACCCAGAGCGCGAATTCCTCGTCGTCGTCAATCACCTCGCGCGCCCATGTATCCCACTGCGCGGTACCTGCCGCGCGCATCGCCGTGGAGGTCCATGCATTGGCGTGCGTAACGTGAATGACGTTTCCGCTGATCTTGACTGTCGTCGGCTTGCCGACGGCTTCGCGACGCAGTTGCTCATCCTGCGCATCCAGATCCAGGTCGACATCAGTTTCGTCCGATTCGCCCACCGGACGCAGCGGCTCAGTCATGATTGCTCCTAGGTGAAGTAAGCTGTCATGGACTTGCCGTAATTGATGGTGCGCTGGAGCACCGCGCCGGTGACCGAGCCGATGGTGCCCGGATAGCAGGTAATCGTCAGGTCGGTCATGACGATGTCACCTTGCTGCGCCTGGTCGTTGCCGCGGGCAGTGATCTTCGCGTACGGAGCGTAGAGCCGCTGCTGCTTCGTGCCGTCGATGGAGTCGAAGATGAAGCTGTAGCGGTTGTCCGCCGGAGGGTCTGGAATAATGTAGGTGACCGTGTTCGCTGGCATGGCTGGCGGCGATGGCGTAGCCGGAGGCTTCAGCGGCGACGTAGCCACTGGAAACACTGGCACGTCATCGTAGAGAGCCCGCACGTACGGATTGAGCGCTTCCAGGAAAATCATCTGAACGGTCTTGACTCCGCCAGTGAGAATGCTGCGCACTGGCGTCAGCACGCCTGCCGCCGGAATGTCCTTGATGGTCTCGTCCAGCTTGAAGATGTAGCCTGAGGTATCGGCCCATCCGCAGCATTTGTAGATACCCGAGCCGAGTGAAGATGGGTCTTCGATACCGAGCGGTGGATTGGCGTTATTGGGCTGGCCGACCCATGCCACCACATCACCCGCGGCATAGAGATTCGTGTTGTCTTTGTACGTGCCCGATGCGGGCGGAGTAAGGCCGAATTGTGTTACGTCAAGGAACTCTGGCACCGTGGCCTCGTCCCTGGGACTTGCTGGCATTGATCATCCTTTCACGGACGAATGTTGATCTCGTAAGTAGCGGAATAACGGCACAGGTCCTGATTCGCCTCCGGCAGGGATCTCGGTCCGGTAATGGTCGTTGCGTGGATTATCACCCCATTTGTCACCATGGCACTGTGCAGGCCCATGATGTATCCCTGTATCTCCCGCGCTGCGGTAGACACATTTCCCATTTCGGCCTTCAGTCCGAATACGTCAACATCAATAATCGGTCGGTCAACCTGAATGTCACGGCCAGCACCCGAGATGCGGTGGATGCGCACGGTGGTCTGAGGCATGTCTCCGCCTGGCACGGACGTGACAAAGCGCATGGAAGGAAAAGCTGGCACCAGCGCGTAGAGAAGCGCGCTCTCGGCATCCGGCATCGTCGGAACAGTCATCGCCTATTCGGTCCTCCGAATGCAGCTCGCGCAAGAACGCGATAGGGCTCCTCGCCGTAATGCGCATACTCGACATAAAGCGCCTCTGGCGAATCGTTGTAGACGACTGCCTCAGCACGATCCTTAGTGGCTCCGCCGCGGTCATGCACGCGCACATGGAAGCTCGCCTTATAGCGGCCAGGATGCTTATCGCCCTTTGTCGCATCGCCTACCGGAGCAATCACTTCGGCACGCAGCTTGATTTCCTCGGCTCTCACGCGCATGGCCTCTTGCATGAACGGAGCGCGCAGCATCTCGCCCATGCCGCGGTGATCCATCTTGTAGACGCCGGTCATGTAGAAGCTCCAGATACGCGCAGCACGCTGATCTGCACTGGCGATATATGCCCCGAGAACGGCGATGTGAAGCTGTTCGGGTTGCCCTGTACTTCGTACTTGAGCCCCTCGAAGATAATGGCATCAAGATACGTCAGGTCAGTTCCGGCTGGAAGCCATACCTGCATCGGGTCATTCACCTGATCTGTGAACTGAATCAATTCACTGCCGCCAGTCGGGGCAACGACGCACAGCGGAATATCTTCCTGCGTCTCCGTGAACGTGTCGTTGCCGTATTCATCAGTGCCCGATACTGCGCGGCGCACCAGCGTCACGGTCTGGCCGTAAGTGAACGGATGCATCAGATCCTCACAGGAATGGTGCCCGCTGGCCTGCGGAAGTCCTTGAGCGATATGGCCATGCCCGCGTCGAGCAGCGCAGCGTTCAGCCCGGCTCCTCTGGTGCGCCTCATGCTGTAGCTGTAGGGGCCGATGCTCTCGGACGCCAGCGTAGCGCTCATCGTCGGCGTGGATAGCTCTGAGATGATAGCCGTGCACAGCACCGCTACAGCCTCGTTCGGCGGATTATGATAGCCGTACGAATAGACGACCTGATAGGTATCCGAATACCACGCAGTCTGATACCACATGTAAGGCAGGTTGATGATGCCGGACTGGTACGGCGACGGAATGGTGATCTTGTCGATTCCGTCGAACACATACCAGGAAATACCCATGTTGAACGAGATCTGGGGATTACCAGACATCCATGTTACGGAACTGATATCCCAGACAGACCGATTGCTCAGCCTTATCTCTCCGGCATCAGCCACGAATGTCTCAGTGGCGTCTTCCTCGTAGATGAAATCCTGGCGGCAGTACCGGCGGATGATAGCACTGCCATCTCGCAGGAGCGCGTCAATGCGCGCTCCTTCTACTTGATTCAGGTTCCGACCTAGCCGGTCCACGATATCGTCCGGCGTTGCTATGGTCGGCAATGCCTCACCGATTCTCATGGCATCCCTTTCCGGCTAGGTCGGAAGATGGCTACTCGCTCGAGCGAGCCCTGCGCGCCGCTGGGCGCGCAGACGCCGTTTCCTTCTCGGCTACGTGCGCGGCGTGCGCCTGAGCGGATTCGACCTCCTGCGGGTTTTCCATGTCGGCCTCTTCGGCCGCGAAGGTTCCGGTGTACGGATACGGCGGAGCCTGGATGACGCTGATCGCGCTGGCCACTGGCGGCGTCGCGCCGACGGGCAGAATGGCACCGAACGGCCACCGTGCCGTCGCAGTGGTGATGTTCTTGCTCGGCTCCATGATGGTCACCGGGTTCACCGTGGCATAGGCCAGGCGCATTGTCATGCGCATGGCGACGGCGTCCTGCTGCATCAGGTTGAGCTGGACCACGCCGGAGCCATCGGAGATGACGCCCTCGGTGAACATCTTGAACGAGATGTCGCTGCGGATGCCGATGATCGACTTGCTCCAGTCACCGCACAGCATGACCGCTCCGGTAACGCCGGATTGCCACGATCCGTTGTTGACCTCTGACATGTTGTATCCGTACAGATTGCCGCCAGGCACGTCGGACATATCCGGCTGGTAGATGGGCACGCCCTGCGCGCTGCGCAGCCCGGCGAGGTTCCAGCTCGTGCCAGGTGCCGCGGCGAAGCCGTTGACCGTGTAGCCCGACTGCGCCATGAGAACGCCGAGCTTGGTCACGTCCTGGCCGAGGTCGACGCCAGTGCCCTGCACGATGAAATGCTGGGACTTGCCAGCTCCGGTAAATACGGATTCGCCCCATGTCGTCGGCTTATTGATTCCCCAGAGCACGGCCAGGTCAATGAGCTGACCGACCGCCTCGGTAATGCGGGGCTGCACTTCACCCCACAATGGCACGTCGGCATCGTCGAGATATGCCTCTGGAATAGGCACGATGCACGCCAGTTCCTCAACGACGAGAACGACGTTCTTCCACGCCTGAGTGCTCGTCTGCTTGAGCCCGGCATCGCCGGCGACCCAGTAGGCGATAGGCAGCACGTCCAGGACGGGCAGCCGTTGCGTCTTCGCGCTCAGCGTGGTCGTCTTCATCAGACTGAGCGCGGCACTTGACTTCGGCGCTTCCTGGATGATCGCAGCGGCCAGCGGCTCGGGAACGAGCGGATCGCTCCCGGTCGAGGTCCTGGAAATACGAGCGGAATAAGGCACTTCTAACGTCCCTTTCTTGCTACTGATTCCTTGTGTTAAGAAGTTGCCTGAACCATTCATCCGGGCTATTCGCCGTTCCGGCTGTAGTCGGAGCTGATCCTGGACGCATTGATTCGACCGGACGTGCGCCCGATAGCGGCAGCCCGTTTCGGCCTGCCATGCCAGCCGTGATTTCCGCGACGCGCCGCTGCACCTCAGCTTCAATCACGCTGGAAAATACCTGCGCGGTCTCTGCTATCTCATCTTCCGTGCCGGATCCAAGATAGTCGATGAGCTCCATGGGCAGGTCTGCCGCGGCAGCGGCCATCACGCGATTGTGCATGGCGGTCGCATTTTTTGCCCGCTCCTCGGCATCTGCCGCCATACGCTGAGCCTTTTCCAGCTCAGACATGTTCGCGGTCTTGATGGTCTCTAGTTCCTTGGCCGCGTCAGAGTTCGTCTTGGCTCGGCCTTCCCACTTGCGAGCTTCCCGCTTCCACCGCTCTAGCTCGGCAGCTACGTCCGGTGAATCGGCAGCCTCATCACCTTCAGGTTCCGTTTCGGCACCCTCGGGGATTTCGACGTCCTCGGCCGTTCCGGCGTCGGCGTCGGCCATTTCGCTCACGATTTGCCTCCTTGCGCGTATTATACGTCACCGTCTAGAAGGACACTAGCCCTTCTTTTCTTTCGCTTTCGCCATTGCCTCCTCTACTCCCGGAGCGTGCCCTGGCCATCCTCCTGTCGCTCTATGATGGAGATTGGCGCACAGCCCTTTCACGACACCAGGCCCGACGTACTTTCCGAGCTCTGCCACGCAGCGGTCGAAATCACCTGGCACTCCCCAGTTGATTTTCACCCTGCCTTTCCCTTCTGCCCAGTAATGCATGAGCCGCTCGGT